TAATAATATTATGCCATTAAATACTAAAGGAAAAAAGATTCTTAAAGCAATGAAAAAAGAGTATGGTTCTGAACGTGGAGAAAAAATATTCTACGCATCAGAGAATAAAGGAACTATTAAAGGTGTAAAAGGAAAGATGGCTAAAGGATTTAGATCCTTGCTATCAATGTAATATGGATAAATCTAAATATCATAAAACAAAAGAAGGTAAGACTACTCGCAAGGGTTTGTATTACAATATTAACAAACGCAGGGAAGCTGGTACATCAAGAAGTAAATCCGATTCTACAATTTCTAAAAAGTCTTATAAGAGTTTATTATCAGGATTTAAAGATTAACTACTTTACCCTATTCATAACGTAGTTATATCTATTCCAAATAACATGATCTGGTTTCCAGAAATGTTCTTTATTAATTTTCATTCTAACATGATGGATCATTGTTGTATGATCTCTGTTGCCTAAGATAACTCCAATCTTTGTAAATGGCATTGCATACTTATCTCTTAAAACATTTATAAGAATAGATCGTGCAATAACCGCAGATTGTATTCTGGTCTTAGCAATAATCTCATTAACATTTATACCAAGTTGATTGGCAACGATTGTAAGTATTTCTTTTACATTCTCAGGAACCACAACATCATTGATGGTTACATACTTAACCACTTCTTTAACGACTGTATTCTGTTTAGTAACAATATGTTTTTTAAAAAATTCTCTGGCTAATTTATATCCAGTTTTAAAACCTATACGATATAGTTTACGTTCTCTATCTGATAAGTTCTCATATACATTAGTAGTGTATCTTAATTTAATTTGTTGTCTTAACTCTTTTAGAGTCATAGCTATCCCTTCCAGTTGTAAACAACTTTACGTTGTCTTTCGTTGTTATATCAATAATGACTTATGCCATTATCTTTTCTTTTGTCTGCTCAATTTTAAATATCAATCTCTTAGAATCATTTAGATTCTTTTGATACTTGTGAAAGAACTCAAGTGCTTTGCGATGTCGCATCTCTTGTAGATCTCTCATCTTTTGCAGACGAATTTTTAGTTTGTCCAACTAAATCTTCCTTCTGTTTAATCGTTGTAAAAACTGTTTTGATACTGGAAATCTTAACATCAATCACTACACCTTTGGCAGCTGGATCTGATGCAACTTCTGCACTATCAAATTCTTCTGTATATACAAAAGAACACTCACAGTTCTTATTACGAAGGAACTTTACCACTACTTATCCTTTTTGGCAATACCCTTGTGCCTTAGATTTTTAGTCATCTTGCAGTAGATCGCAAGATCATCATAGCTATCAGCCTTAAATTTCTTGGTGCAACGATATAGTTTTAATCCCATCATTATATGACCCACATCTTCTGGGGTTAGTGCCACTCTAATCTTATCAAATAATATAATGGAAAACATCTCAGCAAGTAATGCAAAATTTTCCTCATAATCACCATAATCTTCTTGGCGTTCTTTTATAATTTTCTTCTGTATGTTTTCTTCAATAGAAATAAAATCGTCTTTGTTAATCATGTTAATCCTTTTCTGTTTTTTACTCTACCCTCAGGGAAACAACGAAAGGGTGGCTGAGAACAGCCGAGGTAAAACCCCAAGGGTAGAATGAATAATAGTGTTACCTATTATTAGTATTGTCTATTACCGAAAGACTTATTGCTTGTAAATGGTTTCTTTTGAAATCCACCAGCTTTAAATCCAGGTTGTTTGTTTTGTGTTGCTTGTGCTTCTTTCTTAGTTAGGATGACAGTGTATCCACCTGTTGGATTACCTTCAATGTCAGTCCCATCAAACGCAGCATAATCATACCATTCATTATTTATGTTCACGTTCATCTTCCAATTTTTTCCCTCAGGAGCTTTTGGAGAATTAGGTGCAACAAATACTGGTTGATTGTCGCCTGGTTTTTTATTTAAGTTAGGAACAAGATTTAAATATATCTTGCTCTTTGGTTGGTCGTTCATCTATACCTCATTTTGAGTTGTGATCTCATCACGCTTACTATTAAATCTTTGTAAGATAGAATTGTAAGTGGATTGATCTTTTATTTTTATCTGATTTAAAAGATCCTTATTAGCACGCCACAGAAAATCTAGTTTAGCTGTATGCGGTGCGAATGAAACTTTTTTAATCAGTTCATTAACTACATCAACATCATATCTATTATTGGCTGATGTAGTATCTTTTCCATTCATTGGTTGTACTGGGATATCTAAATCCTCATACTCTTCTTTGCTTGTCAAATCTTCCAAGCAAATTCCAAAGAATGATAAAGCTCGTGTAGTAGCAAATGTTTCAGCTATCTCAAGATAACCTGGTTTATCTCTAAACTGTTTAGAGTAACCTGTTGCTATAATTCTTTCAGGATCATAACCCATGATTAAACATTTAACTATGACATATCTGTCAGAGTGTTCTATAATCATAGTATTAATCCCAAACTCAGTACCAAACACTTCTCTAAAGTATTTTACTTTACTCCAAGCTGATACTGTTTTCTTTCCATGTTGATTTAAATATGTGCCATTGGCTGCACACAAATCATTTACTTGTTTTATTTTTTCTCTCATTGTTTCCTTAGGTTGTTTTATAATTACAAGTATATGCAAAAACCTCTTTAGATTTGTAGTATGTACTTGTCTTGTTTCTTGCTGTACTGAATCTGCTTGTGTGTACATAAGTATGCTTATCAAATAAAGCATCACACAAACGAGAGTCAATCTTATCTACTTTATATTCGTATGTATTGGTATAGCCATTCATAAGAATTATTGTAAGTATAATTTTCATTTTATAATAATATAAACTAACAAAACAAATATAACTAAAACCAAAACTGTTTTAATAAACATATTTCTAAATTCTCTATCCTCTCTTTGTTTTAATTTACGCATTATATTATCATGCCTAAATTGTTGTCTAATCTTTTCGTGTTGTTTAAATAAATTATTATATGTATCCATTATATATTATCCCATAGACTAGCTGCTTTACGAACAAAATTCTCTTGGATGTCCCGCCACATAAAACCAGAAAAATCTGGTGGTGCAATTAGCTTAGCCATTTCAAAAGGATTACCTTTGGTAATATAAACTAAGTTCTGTCTAATCTTAGCTTTAATTAAATCACCTTGAACTAAAAAATCCATATACTCAGGAGTTAGAAGTTCGCAAGTATCAGGAGTGAAGACATTATAACTATCTTGATTAACATAAAGCAAGTGAGGAGTTTTACCAGTAGCCTTCCAATAGAAAGCACATTGCTTAACATGATTAACATCAGGTGCTTTAGGTAAATAACCTTTGATCCAACTGAAACCAGCTTTAGTATCTGACTTTCTTTTTGATCTATGTTTAGTTTTTAATTCTATAAATTTATTTTTATTATCTTCGTAATCTATTCTACCAATCTTTGGTAAAACTAATTCTTTAAATTTATGTGAGCAATATCTTTCACTGGCAGACTCATCACCTAAGCCAATGTCATTAACAGCTTTCACTGTAATACGAATCATTTCAGTAAGATAGTTTTTAGTGTCTTCGTGTTGCTCTTTGTCAGCTTCGTTGTGTGCCTGGTATTTATCATACTCATTTATTTCTTCTTTAATAATAGTATCTAAATCTTTTTTCTCATTAAGAATTTTCTTCTCAGCATCATACATATATTTAGATAAGAACTTTTGTGATGCTCTACCAATAGATACACCAGCAGTCATACGATAAGAGATGTTCATTAATCTACGATCCTCTTGTGTGAAGTGGCAGTATCTAACTAACCAATCAGAATCTGATAAGTTCTCTTGTGATGGTGAGCTGTGGTCCAATCCTAGTTTGGAATAATATTGTAGTGCAATATCCTCATCAATATTTTTAAGAGATGGAATAGTATTATTTGTTAAATCAATAACCATTTTTTACCTTTCATTGTTTAATAACCAATACATATATTAACAATTTAAGTCAATGCTAAATAAAGATTGACTGTGAATAACTTTTATGGTTATGGTGCGACAACGAAAGATAAATCTAACGAAGGATATAAATGAATAAATACAATCAACAAATAAAACGACTACTTAAAAAGTATCATAGAATGTTTGATGCTTTTGGAAACAAAAGGAAAAAGAAATGACACTAAACGAGTACAAGGAAAAGAATAAACTTAGCAATAAAGATCTTGCAAAGCTCATAGGATTAACAGGAAAGAATCCTATCGTATCTGTGATTAGGTATTTAAAGTCAGAGAGAATACCGCATCCTAGATTTATGAAAGTAATAACACAAAAGACAGGAGTTGATCCTAATAGCTTTTATAAGGAGTGGTATGACAAGCATAAAATATGAAAAGGTTATAGTTGTTTGGCAAGATATTAATAGTTGTAATAACGCATGGAATACTGAGGAAGATTTAAAAAATCTTAAACCTGCTATGTGTACTACAATAGGTTATCTTTATGAAGACAATGATAACTTTATTAAAACCTTTGCAACCTATTCTATTGATCCAACAACAGATGAACTAGACGTAGGCGACTGTGTTGTTATCCCAAAGGGTGTAATAGTTAAATTAGAAAAATTAGAAAGCTAATGGAAAGAACAAAAGTTTTAACAGTAATATCTTTAGGGGTTGGAGTTCAATCTTCTACTATGGCACTGATGTCAGCTAAAGGTGTGCTGCCAAAAGTTGATTGTGCTATCTTTGCAGACACAGGGTATGAGCCAAAGAAAGTTTATGAATATTTAGAATGGATCAAAACTCAATTACCATTTCCAGTTTATACAGTTATGAAAGGTAATATTAAAGATGATATGATTGGATCTATTGATAATGGAACTAGATTTCCAACAGCTCCATTCTTTACAAGAAACGCAGAAACAGGAAAGAAAGGAATGTTGATGCGTCAATGTACTAATGATTATAAGATACAACCAATAAGAAAAAAGATTAGACAGCTTTGTGATATACAAAAAGGAAAACACTTTCCTAAAGATAAGATTGTAGATCAATGGATAGGTATATCTATGGATGAAATTAGTAGAATGAAACCAGCCAGAGATAAATATATTAAAAACGTACATCCATTAATTGATTTAAAAATGAGTAGAAAAGATTGTCTTAAATGGATGAGTGAAAATGCTTTTCCATTACCTGAGAAATCAGCGTGTATATGTTGTCCATTCCATGATGATAAGTATTGGTACTTTATGAAACACAATAGACCAGAAGAGTTTGCGGATGCTGTTGAGTTTGATAAAAAAATTAGAACAGGATCAAGAAAGATTAATGATCATTTATTCTTGCATAGAAAATGTATTCCTTTAGATGAAGTGAACTTTGATATTAAAACAGATCAACCTGATATGTTTAATAACGAATGCGAGGGAATGTGCGGAGTTTAGTAGAGTCTATGATTGATGTTGGAAGTGGATTTGTATTAGCATTATTAATACAGATATTTATTTTTCCAATGTTCAATTTATACCCTACTATTTTGGTAGGAATTAAGATCGCTTTAATATTTACATTTGTATCTATTTTAAGATCTTGGTTTTGGAGAACAATGTTTAACAAAATGAAAGGCTAATATGATTGATCAAGAACTACACGTTGAGGATGTAATAGAAATTTATGATGAGAAGATTGTCATACTTAAAAAAGAAATAGATAGGCTTAATGAAGAAGTACAGGTTCTTAATATGGAACTAATGAAACTGAGAGCTAATGTCATTTCTTAATCATAACATTCCAGTATGGAAAGCCAAAGTTAGACTAGAATATTTATACAATAAAGAAAAACATATTGGAGAAGAAGAAGTTTGTCTTATCCATAGTATAACTACTTTAGAAGGTAGAACTCCATTGTTTAATATTATGCTGCCAAATGGTGCTAACTATGCAAGGCTACCAATCACAGCTTTTTTTTCTGATCAGTATAATAGAAAAGATGTAGTTGATTTAGAATTAAAACAAACTGTGTATTGGGATTGCTTATCTTACTACGCTAATGTTATTGAGTACAATGCACTAGCTACATCACAGTGTAAGTTTATTGATCGCAATAATAAATTACATAGAGCTAACTATCTATTTAGTATTGATTACTGCCAACCTGATATGAACTTATTAAATATAACTTATAGCGAAGTAAGTGCTGAACATAAGCATCATCATATATTAGAATTAAATAAAGAAGATGAGTGGCAAGGTAATTATGCACTCATGCCAAACAATAAAATATTATTTAATTTACCAAACTTTACAGTTAAAGATCAGATACCAGATTATAAAACTAATATGGATTATCCAAGTGTTGAAACAGATAGTTGGAGTACATCAGATGACGATAGTTTTTATTACAAGGTTAAAAATTAATGAAACTAAAAACGCTTGATTTATTTTCTGGTATAGGTGGGTTTAGTTTAGGTTTAGAATCAACAGGTTTTTTTGAAACGATTGGCTTTGTAGAGAAAGATAAATTCTGTCAAAAGGTTTTAAAGAAACATTGGTCTAACATTAACATTGAGGAGGATATAAGAAATGTCAAAGGAGAAAAGTACCAAGCAGATGTCGTTACAGGGGGATTTCCTTGCCAACCATTCAGCGTTGCAGGAAAAAGAAAATCAACAGCAGATGATCGTTACCTCTGGGATGAAATGCTTAGAGTCATTAGAGAAACAAAACCAAGATGGGTTATTGGAGAAAATGTTGAAGGCATTGTTAATATCAACGAAGGCATGGTACTCAGACAGGTGCTTAATGACTTGGAAAACGAAGGTTTCAAAAGCCAATGTATTATTATTCCAGCTTCAGGCATCGGTGCATGGCATCAAAGAAAAAGGATCTGGATTCTTGCCTACTCCAACAACAATGGATCATATAGATCGCAAGGGAATGCGACCAAGCAGAGCAGCAACGAACAGAAAGACAGGTTATCTTTCGGAAATGATAATGATGTTTCCAACACCAACTCAGGATTCAGCATCAGAGAGAACGAAGAAATACAGTCAAGGGGGAATGCCATTACCAATGGCAGTGAAGATGTTTCCAACGCCGAGTGCATCTTGCCATATGGATGTAGTAGCACCACCAGAAACAGTAACACAAAACAATCAGGGTTGGAGTGTAACGAGAGTGGGAACAGGAACAAAGTTTGGTGCGAAACTGAACGATGTAGTGAACAAGTTGGAAGTGGAAATGTATCCAACTCCAACTCACAGCGAACACAAATACAGACTGAGGGGAAACACTCAAGCATCAAAATGTCTGGAAGCTCAAGCGAGAAGACTTGGTGGCAGATTGAATCCGAACTTTGTGGAGTTCCTAATGGGGTATCCTACGAACTGGACAAAGATAGATCCAACAGAATAAAATCTTTAGGCAATTCTATTGTACCACAGATAGCAAGACAAATTGGACTATCAATTATGGAGGCAGAGAATGGCAAGGTATAATTATTTTGTAGGTGGATTTGGCGACTTCTATTCCGAATGGCATAGAAATAAATGTTCAGACATAGGTTATATAGATATTGATAGCGTACCTATTTGTATTAATAAACCTTGTTGGCAACCATTAGCAGTCATTGAAACTGTCTATGATACTGGTAAGAATTATAAGAAATATACCACAGTTGTAGAATACATAGCCAAAGGCTTAAATATACCCTGTTTTTTGCTGTATTATAAACCTATACCAGATACGGATAGCCTAGAGTTCAAAGTTCAGCGTCTATACCCCTTTAAAAGCGATTTAAACCCTATTCTAGAAGAGGAGTGGTATTACGTTATGTTAGATTTACAGATACAGCATGATAAAGTGTGTAAACATAAGGTAAATAATGGCTAAATATAAGCAAACAAGATTGTTAATTGTAATTTATGTCTAAGTACAAGCAACATATTAGAGTGCCTACTGGTTTATTTGATCATCCTGGCTACAAAGGCTTGGCAGATAACAGAAAGCCTTATGCTTTAGCGATCATTGTAATGCTTTTAAAGTATGTAAATCAAAAGAAAGGCGAGTGCTTTCCTAGATACGCAAAGATCAGAAAGGATTTAGGATGCAGTAAAAAAACCCTAACCAATTATATGCACTTGCTTTCCACTGCTGGACTGATTAAAATTAGGCGGCTATCTTCTACAAACTTATACACAATTAACCCTATTCTACTGGTTAATGAAGTGAACGTAGTACAGGGGGTGGGGAATATGGTACACATCAGTGGGGTACCTAATGCACATATTAATAAAACATATTTAAATAAACATATTGTATTAACTAAGAATAATAAAATGAATAAGATAGATATAAATAAGATAGATAAGATAGTTAATAGTAAAGATATAGATAAACAGACTAAGATAAT